TTTGAAGAATGGATGGTTTAGTTTCTCAAGAGGCTTTAAAAAATTTAGTTAATGCTATTCAAACTATTATCCGTGGTTTAAAAGAAGAAGGATTTGAAGATGATGAGATTTTTGATTATGTTTTAGCTAACGTAAAAATGTTAGAAAGATAAGATATTAAGCACACTGTGCAGTCTGCTAGCCCGGCCCGGTAGGTTGGGCTTTTTTTTATATATTTATATATATAAAACCTGTTATGGTTGAACAAAACATAAAAGATGTAATTAAACAGGAGTTCGTTAAATGTGCTCAAGATCCTGTTTACTTTATGAAAAAATATTATTGGATTCAACACCCACAAAGAGGTAGGATTCAGTTTGGATTATATCCTTTTCAAGAAAAAGTATTAAATTTATTTAGAAACAATTCTTATTGTATTACGAACAAATCAAGACAATTAGGCATTTCTACTCTAGTATCAGCATATTCATTATGGTTAATGCTATTTAATAAAGATAAAACCATACTTGTAATTGCTACTAAGCAAGAAACTGCAAAAAATATGGTTACTAAAATTCGTTTTGCTTATGATAATCTTCCTTCGTGGTTAAGAATAAAAGCAGTAGAAGATAATAAATTATCACTTCGACTATTAAATGGTTCTCAAGTTAAAGCAATTTCTGCATCCGGGGATGCTGGCCGTTCAGAAGCTGTATCTTTACTTGTAATAGATGAAGCAGCGTTTATTGAAAATATTGAAGAAATATTTGCTTCTGCTCAACAAACGTTAGCTACTGGAGGAGGTTGTATAGCCATATCTACTCCTTATGGTACAGGTAATTGGTTTCATAAAACTTGGATTAAAGCACAATCCGGTGAAAATAAATTTGTACCAATTAAACTTCCTTGGACAATTCACCCAGAAAGAACACAAGCATGGAGAGATGAACAAGATGAGTTATTAGGGCCTCGAAACGCAGCACAAGAGTGTGATTGTGACTTTACAACCTCTGGTGACACAGTAATAGAACCTTCTATTTTGAATTTTTATATAGAATCTTTTATGAAAGAGCCTATGGATAAAAGAGGCATTGATGGTTCACTTTGGATTTGGGAAATACCTGATTATTCTAGACAATATGCTGTAATAGCTGACGTAGCTAGAGGTGATGGTAAAGATTTTTCAACATTTCATATAATTGATGTAGCTGAAGCAAAACAAGTTGGAGAATTTAAGCAACAGGTGTCAACTCGTGATTTTGGTAATTTACTTGTTGCCATAGCTACAGAATATAATGATGCTTTATTAGTAATTGAAAACGCTAACGTAGGATGGGCAGTAATTCAACAAGTTATTGATCGTGGTTATAGAAATTTATATTATTCTCCTAAAATGGATATTGGATTAGGTAATGTTGAACAATATCTTACTAAATTTGAAAATGGTCAAAGTATGGTTCCCGGATTTACTACATCAGTAAAAACAAGACCCCTTGTTATCTCAAAGATGGTGTCGTATATTCACGAGAAGGCATGTGTTATACAATCTAAACGTACACTTGAGGAATTAAGAACGTTTGTTTGGAGAAATGGTAAAGCCCAAGCTGTTGATGGATATAATGATGATTTAGTAATGGCTTGGGGTATAGGAATGTTTTTAAGAGATACCGCTTTAACATTTAGGCAACAAGGCCTTGATATGGTTCGCGCTTCTATTAATAGTATTTATAGAACAGGAAATAAAAGTAATACCCCTATATATTCTCCTAATAATAGCCATGTTCCTAACCCATATCAGATGAATTTGCCCCATGAACAAAAAGAAAATATAGATTGGTTGCTAGGTTAATAAATATTTATATAATATAATAAAAATATGGCTGAAATTTCATTATTTGGTAGACTTAAAAAACTTTTTTCTACAGATGTTGTAATTCGCAACGTAGGTGGTAAAGAACTTAAAGTAATGGATACTGATGGTATTCAAAGATTAGGGGTTATTCAAACAAATTCCCTATATGATCGTTATTCTCGTTTATATACTACATCAGGTAATCTAAATTATAATCTTTCTCAACAACTTAATTATCCTACTACACGTATTCAATTATTTGCTGATTATGAGGCAATGGATACAGATGCTATTTGTGCCTCTGCTCTTGATATTGTAGCAGACGAATGTACTTTACGTAATGAACAAGGTGAAGTATTACAAATTAGAAGTAGTGATGAGACAATTCAAAAAATTCTGTATAATTTATTTTATGATGTATTAAATATTGAGTTTAATTTATGGGCTTGGTCTCGTAATATGTGTAAGTATGGTGATTTTTATCTTAAATTAGAAATTAGTGAAAAATTTGGTGTATATGGAGTAATACCTTTTTCATCATATAATATTTTAAGGGAAGAAGGATATGACCTACATAAACCACAATCAGTACGTTTTAAATACGATCCAACAGCTACTGCTACTTCACCTTTAGGATATGTGTTATCAGCTCCATTAGTAGATCAAGGAGGTAAAGGGGTTTATTTTGATAACTACGAAATGGCTCACTTTAGATTATTAAGTGATTTTAACTATTTACCTTATGGTAGAAGTTATTTAGAACCAGGACGTAAATTATACAAACAATTAGTATTGATGGAAGATGCGATGTTAATTCATCGTATTGTTCGTGCCCCAGAAAAAAGAGTATTCTATGTTAACGTTGGTAACATTCCACCAAATGAGGTAGAAGGTTACATGCAAAAAATGATTAACAAAATGAAGAAAGCGCCAGTTGTAGATCCTCAAACTGGTCAATATAATTTAAGATATAATATGCAAAACGTGCTTGAGGATTTCTATATCCCGGTTCGTGGTGGTGATACAACAACTAAAATTGATACTACAAAAGGTTTAGAATATGCTGCTATTGAAGACGTAACATACTTACGTGATAAACTTTTTTCCGCTTTAAAAATACCTAAAGCGTATTTAGGATATGAAGGTGAATTAAGTGGTAAAGCCACACTAGCAGCGGAAGATATTCGTTTTGCACGCACTATTGAGCGTATTCAAAAAATATTAATTAGTGAATTAACTAAAATAGCATTAGTACACTTATATGCCCAGGGATATACTAATGAGCAATTGACAAATTTTGAATTATCATTAACTACTCCATCAATTATATACGATCAAGAACGTATTGAGTTATTAAAATCAAAAATTGAACTTGCTGGTTCAATTATGGATAATAATTTAATGCCTACTGATTGGATTTATCATAACCTTTTACATTTATCAGAAGATCAAGTATCTGAAATTAGAGATTTATTAGCCGAAGATAAAAAGCGTGAATTTAGATATGAACAAATTAAAGCAGAAGGTAATGATCCTGAACAATCAGGTCAAGCTTATGGTACACCTCACCAATTAGCATCATTGTATGGTAAAGGTAGACAATCAACCAGAACTGACGTACCTAAAGGGTATAGTGAAACTGATTCTGACTACCCAGAACAACCCATACCTGGACGTCCTGAAAAAGGCGTAGATCATTACGGACAAGATAGTAATTTTGGGCGTGATAGGTTAGGGGTGCAAGATCTTAAGGGCAAGGGTAAAGATGGTGACGGAATGGGCGCGTATAATACTAAAACACGCGCAAATGTTAATACAAGTATGAAACTTGAAACGCTAAACACACAAGCAATTTATTTACAAAATAAAGCTATATTTGATGATTTGAAAGGGATACGAAAAATTAATCTTTTTGAGCAAAGCAATTTGTTAGATGAAGATAACATCCGTGAGGAAATCAAATAGAATAAATATTTATAATTAGTAGTATTCTACATTATGAAAGTCAAACATAGCAAATTTAAAAATACCGGCATATTATTTGAATTATTAGTACGTCAAATCACAGCCGATTCAATAACCAATCAGAATTCTAAGGCATTAGGATTAATCAAGAAATTTTTTATGAGTTCTGAAATGGCTAAAGAAAACAAACTTTACCAATCTTTAGTTAATTCTGAACAATTAAATGAGCAAAAAGCTAATGTTGTTATTTCAACAATTTTAGAATTATCATCAAAAATTGATAGAGTTAAGCTAAATAAGGAAAAATTTAATTTAATTAAAGAAATCAAATCATCATATGATTTTCAAGATTTTTTTAAGGCAAAAATTAATAACTATAAAACATTAGCTTCAATTTACGTATTATTTGAATCTTATACTGATAAGAAATTCAAAAATCCTGAAACTATTATTTCAAGCAAAATTAATATTTTAGAGCATTTAACCAAAAGCAAAGCCTCATCTAATTTATCACCTATTGTTGAAGAGTTCTTACAACAAGATAAAGCTAGTCGTGTATTAGTTCAAAAGGTAATGCTTGAAAAATTTAATAAAAAATTCGCTAAATTAACAGACGAGCAAAAAGAAGTATTACGCGAATATATTCAAAGTGTATCCGATTCAACTAATTTAAAAAAATTTTTAGATGAAAAATTTAAACAAGTTAGATTAGAATTAATTGGATTACAAAAAACAATTGACGAACCCGTAACTAAAATTAAGGTTCAAGAAGTTATAACACTAATTAATCCACTTTTGGAATCAAAGAAGATTAAAGACGAACAAGTATCAGCTTTACTTCAATACCAAGAATTAGTTAACGAACTTAAAAGAGTCAATAATGCCTAAGATTAAATTAGTTAAGAAAAAAACAAATGAGATGTCCGGAACCGGTGGTTCCGCATCTGCTACTCCAGGCACAGGTGCTCAATATGCTGCTCCTAAAGCGTTCCCAAAAGTTGCTTCTGATTATAATAAAACATTTGGAACACATTTTGCTCCATCTATTCCTAATCGTCCTTCAAAAGCAATTGATTATAAACAATTATATGAAGCTGGTTTTAATATAGGAGATAAACTTAAGCATAAATTAACAGGTGCTGAAATGGTAATAACTAAAATAGATGGTAATAATCTTACAACAAAAATTACTGATGTAGGAACTTTAAAAGGAGGAAAAGTAGGACAAATAAATAAAACAAATGCTTTACTTATTGGTAAAACATATGATTGGATCGCTGATGATGATGACATGATAGATGAAGGTGAATTAAAATTAGGTGTAAAGTATGACTATAAAGGAGAGAGCGGATTTATATCTACAGGAGGATCTAATGATCCTAGAAATTGGAAGTTTTTAAGTGGTAAAAAACCAGATCAATATCCTTATTTAGCTGTTAAAG